CAAAGTGGCCGAGCAGCTGGAGTGCAGCGTCGACAACGTGCGCGTGCTCCTCGGGCCAGCGATCCGCGCGAAGACTGTTGAGGTCGCGCAATTCCCGGTGTGGGATGAGATTACGAAAAAGGTCGTCCGCGTTACTGCATACAAGCGCCGCGCTACTTTAGACGTTAAAAGCAAAGGATGATTTGACGGCGCCGGCTTTTACAATGGCCGCGCCCACCATCACTTTTGCCGTAGCTGCCGGGAAGATCGACGCCGAAGCAGGCGTGATCCGCGGCGTCTCGCTGATCTCGGAAGGGCCGGCGCTGGGCCACGGCGTGATGGTCGACGGGCGCACGCTCGAGCAAGTGAAGGCCGCCGCGGAGCAATACGAGGGCGGGCTCAAGGTGAAGCTCGACCACAACTCGGGCGCCGGCGACATCATCGGCTACGTTGACGGGCTGCGGATCGAGGGCAAAAAGCTCCTGGGCGATCTGAACTTGCTCAAGAACTCGCCGCATCGCGGGTACGTGCTAGAGATCGCGGAGAAGATCCCCGACACCTTCGGGCTGTCGATTGCGTTCTCCGGTCCCGTCGAGATGTCGGGCGACAAAAAGACGATGCTCCAGCGCTGCTCAGAGATCTATTCCGTCGACCTCGTGAGCGAGCCGGCCGCGAACGCCGAGGGGCTCTTCGAGCGTCGGATGAAATCCTTTCAGACCGAGTCGGGCACCACGCCCGAGGAGGCGAAAACCAAAAACAAAATTGCGATGAATGATGACGTGAAAAAGGAGATCGCGGGGATGATTGAATCCGCGATGATGGCGATGGGCGAGCGGCTCTCCAAGCTGGAGGCCGGTATGCCTAAGCCCGAAGACAAGCCGGCCGCGATGTCGGCCAAGCACGACGAGGTGCAGCTGGCCGCCAAGCAGGCCGCTGAGGCTGCGCTCAAGGAGTTCGCCAAGACCATCGGCGCGCCCGCGGCTCCCGCGGCCTCCGCTGAGGTTGCGGCTCCCGCCGCCAAGAGCGAGGCGAAGAGCTTCGAGGCCATCGTGGCCGCGAAGGCTTCCGAGCTCAAGGGCAACAAGGGCGACGCGATTGCGTTCGCCATCAAGAATCACGCGGCCGAATACCAGCAGTACCGCTCCCGCGTCGCTGCTGGCGAGGTCGTCAAACTCTAACCAGTAACCTACTACAATGGCTACCCAATATCTGGGGAACGGTACGTTCCTCGCTAACGCGACCATCACCGCCTTCCAGGGCGTCGTGATTTCCAATAACCGCGGCGTCGGCCTCTCGACGTCGACCGCGTGCGACGGCTTCGCGCAGATCGACGCGGCTTCCGGTGATTACATCACCGTCCGCTTCCTGCACTCGACCGGCACGATGAAGGCGACCGTCACCGGGACTCCCGTCACCGTTGGCGACAACCTCTACCTCGCCGCCTCGGGCCTCGTCTCCACCACCGGCACCGTCACCGTCGGCAAGAGTCTCTCGACTCAGGCCAGCGGCAACGGCTCCGCGGTGATCGAGTTCATCCCGAAGAACCTGTAACCTCTAACAAAAGGATCTTCTACAATGTACACCAATTCTGCCGCCGTTTTCCGTGGCGACATCGCCGGCGTCCTCGAGCAAGCCAAAGACTGGGAGACTGGTCTGATCGGCACGCGCGTGATGCCGATCCTCAACGTCCCCGTCCGCGCTGGTCAGTATCCCGCCTTCAAGCTGAAGGAGGGCCAGCTGCTCAAGTCGGACGTCAAGGTGCGCGACCCGTACTCCACCTTCCCGCGTGGCACCAATTCCTTCACGCAGGAGACCTACCTCGCGCTCGAGTACGGGTACGAGCAGGCCGTTGATGACACCGTCACGGCCGACGTCTCACGCTTCTTCGACGCTGAGGTCGTCGCCGCCAAGCTGTCCCGCCGCAAGCTCCTGCTCGCTCACGAACTCCGCGTGGCCGCGCAGATCTTCAGCACGGGCAACTTCACCAGCACGAACTCCGGCACCGCCTACACGACCGCCAATCTGGCGACGTTCGACGCCGGCCAGGACGTGCAGGAGGCGATCGACCGCCTGCTCGCCAACGGCGAGTCCACGAGCAACCTGCGCGTGGTCATCCCGTACCCCGTCTGGACCCGCATCCGCGCTAGCACGAAGTTCCAGAACCGCCTCCGCGGCGCTGGCATTTCGAGCGACACGATCCTCAACGCCTCCACCCAGGCTGCGGCCGAGGTCTTCGGCGTGAGCGAGGTGCTGATCGGTCGCGCGGCCTATGACTCCGCGGCTGAAGGCGTGGCGTTCTCCAGCGCGAACATCTGGGCCAACACCTACATCTGGGTCGGTTCCGTGACCGAGTCCGGCGCCGGCTACTTCGGCGGCGGCGCGGGCTTCACGCTCAACTGGTCCGAGTACGGTCCCGCGGTCGGCGTGTTCACCTACCGCGACGAATCGATCAAGTCGAACATCGTGCGCGCTTCGCACTACGTGGCGGAGAAGGTGGTCAACACCAACGCCGGCCAGCTGATCGCGACGCAGTACAGCTAAGCGAAGATTAAAGGCTGACGGGTATCCCGATGCCGCCCGCGCTCCTTAACTGGGGCGCGGGTTTCTTTTTGACGGGTCCGACAGCGCAATGCGCGTCTCACTTTGCGTCATCTGCGGCAACGAGGCCGAGCACATTATCGCGATGCTCTCGAGCTTCGCGCCTGTGTTCGACGAGCTCTGCATCGTGCGGGCTATCGGAGCAAAGGAGGCCGACGCGACCCTAGAGATGGCGGCCGCCTGGTGCCGCGAGAACGGCAAGGACTTCCGCGGGGCTGAGTACCGGAACGGCTACGGCGCCGAGAAGTGGGACCACGTCGACTCCTTCGCGCGCGCCCGCAACGCGGCCTTTGCCAAGGCGACCGGCGACTGGATCGTCTGGTCTGACTGCGACGATCTGCTCGACGAGGCGCACGACTTCCGCGATCTCCTCCGCACGGTGGCGCCCGAGGTGCTGATGGTGCGCTGTCCTTACGACGTCCGCGGGACGAACAAGAAGCTGCACCGCGAACGCGCGATCCGCCGCTCCGCCTTCGAGGCTGGTCGCGTCTGGCATCACGACGTACACGAGAACCTCCTGCTGCTCCCCGGCGACAAGCACGAGGACTGGCCGCGGCCGGTCTGGGTCCACGCGCCGAAGTCGGTCAAGAAGGAGAACCGGCGGCGCAATCTCCGCATCCTCGGGCAGTCGGTGAAGGAGACTCCGACTCAGTATTTCTACATCCACCAGGAGCACCTCTGCGCCGGCAATCGCGCCGCCGCGGAGCAGTTCGGGAAGATCGCTCTCAGCTTCCCGAATCTTGAGCAGTCCTTCCGATACGAGGCGCTGCTCAACCTAGCCAAGCTCTGCGGCGATTCGCGCGAGGCGATGAGCTACGCGCTACAAGCACACGCCGTTTTCCCGTGGTGCCGCGAGGCTTACGCCGCGATCATCCTGCTTCTCTTCGAGAAGAACGACGGCGCGCGTGCGCGCTGGTGGGCCGAGGAAATGCTGCGCCATCGCGAGCCAATCGGCGCCGACAAGCCGTGGACGTCGGAGGCCAAGTACTACGGCTGGGCCGGCTACGATCTGGCCGCGCGGGCCTTCCGGCTGGCTGGGCTAGACGCTCGGGCGGACGTGCTTCAGCAGCAGTTCCATCTTGGAAAGCATCCGCGGATCTCGCTCGTCCACGCGACCCGCGGCCGCACGTCGAAGGCCGTTGCCTGCCGCGAGGCTTGGCTCGGGCTGGCTCAGGATCCGACGCGCATCGAGCACGTGTTCGCCGTGGATGCGGACGACAAGGAGTCGGTCACGATGGGCAAGCAGTTCCTTAGCGTCGTCTCGGACAAGCGATCCTGCGTCGCAGCCTGGAACCTCGCAGCCAAGAAGGCGCGGGGCGATCTGATAGTGCAATTGTCCGACGACTGGGTGCCGCCGATTGGCTGGGATGCCAAGCTGCTCTCGCTCGTCGAGGATCGCGACTTGCAGAAGGAGCCGATCGTGATCGCCGTGCACGACGGCCACCGCACCGGCCCGCTGCTTTGTATGGCGATCCTTTCGCGCGCGCGCTTCGAGCAGCAAGGCTGCGAGCTCTTTCACGAGGGCTATGAGTCGGTGTTCTCCGACAACGAGTTTAGCCACCGAGCCTGGCGCGACGGAATCGTCATCGATGCGCGCGACCGCTACCGCTTCGAGCATCAGCACCCAGCGTTCAAGAAGGGCAACTGGGACGCGACCTACCAGCACAACAACACGAAGGAGCGTTACGACGCCGGCCTCGAGCTCTTCAAGCAGCGCAACCCCGACGCCGATTCCAAATGGACCACGCCGTGAAGTTCGAGTCAGAGTACGTCGTCGATGCGGCGACCGGCGCGCTGACGTCGCGCAGTCGGGAAATCGCTGCCAAGTACGACCACGCCTACGTCGCGCGCTACGAGAAGTATCCCGAGCGGGAGCTCTCGGAGATTCGCGCGGCGCTGTTTCAGCGTTTCTTTCCAGACGCGGATATCGTATGCGACATCGGCTACGGAACCGGCGCTTTCTTGCGGGCGATCAACCACCGTAGCGGCTGGGTCCATTGCCGGGGCTACGACGTCTCCCCGTATCCTGCGCCGCCTTTCGTGCGCGTGGAGCCGAACTGGCAGAAGAAGCGCTGGCCGGTGCTTACGTTCTTCGACTCGCTCGAGCACTTCGATCAGCTGCCGAAGTTCGAGGCAGAGGGCGCGATCGTCTCGGTCCCGTGGTATCATCCGCAGTTCGGTCTCGACTGGTTCTACCGCTGGAAGCATCGCCGCCCGGGTGAGCATCTCTGGCACTTCACGCCGGAAACTCTCGCGAACGCGATGGCGCTCAACGGGCTCCGGCCGGTCTTCATCGGCTCGCCCGAGGACGCGGTACGCAAGAATGATGGTGACTGGCCGAACATCCTGACGATGGTCTTTAAGGCGTGAGAATCTGCATCGTTTACCATCAGCGCCTCGGCGACATCATCCGTGTCTTGCCGATCGCTCGGCATCTCGCGAGCCAGGGCCACTCGGTCTACGTCGAGTGCTTCCCGCAATACTGGGGGCTCTTCGGCTGCGTCAGCTACGCGCGGCCGTCGGACCCAAAGCAGCGCCACGAGATGCGCTTCGGCCGCGTGCTGGAGCTTGAGATCTGGCCGCACCGCTACGACGAGTATCGCGCGAGCGGCAAGCCGTGGGGCGACTTCGTGTTCGGTTTGTTCCCTGAGTTCGCGCAGCTGAACCAGCGGCCCGAGTTCGACCTGATCGACGAGCAGCCGCCACTCGAGGACTACGGCTTCAGCAGCGAGATCTGCCTGCTCGCGCCGTTCGGCTACTCTCAGGGCAAGCAGCACCACGCGGGCAAGCTGATGGAGACCTGCCGGCGGGTCGCCAAGCGACCGATCGTGTTCCTCGCGGACGAAGCGCAGGAGGCGAAGCTCCTGACCTGGCGCGTGCCGCAGTCGATGATTCTGCGCGCTAAGTCTCCGGCGCACCTGCCGCGCATCATCCGCGACGCCGAGGAGATGTTCACGATCAACTCTTCCCCGTGCATCATCGCCGGCGCCGTGCGGAAGGAGTTCTGGCACGTAAGCTCTGGCGTCGCGCAGGATGATGCCTTCTCGCCGGCCTCGCGAGTTGTGACAGTTGGAGATTAAGTATGGCCGCAGTCCGCGACTTCGATCCCGTGCAGCTGGCGCTCGACCAGGGCGCCATCTTGGAGCAAGCCGGCATCACGTTCTCTTACCTCGGCAGCACGATCACCGGCGTCTGGTCTTCCAGCCGGAACCTTTTTGACGAGTTCGAGGATCAGCGCCGGGATGACGTGAAGTTCACGGTGTTCTTCACGACCTCATCGGTCACGGGCACGCCGGCGCAGAGCCAGACGCTGGTGCGGGCCGGCACAACCTACTTCGTGGAGCAGGTGCGGTTCGACGCGGAGGGCGCGGGCTGCGAGATCGACGTCGCGAAGGTGATATGATCGACGTTACGCTCAACTCTGGGAAGCTCGACCTAGCGCTTGAGCGGCTGGCTCAGGCCGCGCGTGTTGATCTCGGCAAGGTGATTAAACAGGAGGGCGGGAACGTGGCACGGTCTATAATGATGATCATTCCGCCTACCACCACCGAAGGTAGAGACAGCGCTAAACCTAAGTTCGCAGGACTAAGCAAAGCAGCGAAGGAACAAGGCGAGAACTCTATCAAATCCGACTTGTTCGGAGGTCGCCGTAAGAGCAAGGCGCGCTATGCGTCGATCGGTCTTTTCCAGCGCATCGGCAATTCAACGATCACGCCGCCAAAGCGAGCACGCAGCGAAACGGCAAGCGTCAACCTAGGATGGGAACGATCAAAGAAGATTCGCATTTACTTTAAGTTCTGGCGCGAAAACGCATCCAACGACGAGATGCGGAAGTTCCATCTGCGCTACCGCAACAAATACGGGCGCGTGCCTTTCGTATCGCAAAGCACGATTGGCCGTTGGAAGGTGCAGGATCAGATGTGGATCAGCAATTCGTCGGCCGATTCCTATCTAAAGTCGGTGCAGGAGAAGGTAGGCTGGGCCAAGGCTGGATTTGCAGCAGCGACCCTCGCCACCGGCCAGCGCGTGCCAGCCTGGGTGCGTCGTCACGCGGCGCGGGCCGGCGTCGAGTCGCACAACTTCACCGGAGATAAGCCGTTCCTGACTGGCACCGCGACCAACATCAAGGTGCCCAACCCTGAGCGCTACATCGACGCGGCGTTGCAGTTTCGCGCGAAGATCACCTTGAAGAAAGTCGACGCCATCCTCGCCAACCGCGCCGTAAACCTTGGATTCGCGCGCATCAGCGGGGCCGGCGTCGTGCAGGAGAATATGCCACGATGAGCACCCGCACCAACATCCGCAACGCCATCGGGCTAAAGCTGACGCAGGCCGGCGTCGTGCCCACGGCGAATCTCCTAAAGGGCCGGAACAACACGCTTGTCTCGACGAGCTTCCCGTCTGCCGCCGTCTATGCGGTCAACGAGCAAGTCGAGGTCCGCACGCTGGCGCCGTCAAATCGGACCCAGTACCGGACGCTGCAAGTGATGGTTGAGTATTTCACCGCGGAGGCGGCCGGCTCGACGACGATCATCGACGACCTATTCGACACGGGCTCGGCTGCGGTCGAGGCCGCGGTGCTCGCTGACGTGACCCTGGGCGGCGTCTGCGATGACCTACTTCTGACGTCCGTCGATTATGTGATCGAGCCTGACGAAGAGCGTCGCTGGGGCGTCGCTCGTCACACCTTCTCCTGCATCTATTTAACCACCGACTAAAATGGCGAACCATCTCGGACGAGAAGGCATCATCAAGGTCGCGATTAGTCGCGTCGTCGGAGAGCTGCGCAACTA